CGGCAACAAAGCCTTTACAACCTCAATTTGTTTGCGGCGTCCCTCGGCGGTTTCGCTCCAACGGGAAAACTCCACGGCGTCAAAGTCTTGGTAGCCGAAAATCTTTTGCAACATAGAAACGTTATCCGAACGCATCCCGGTTGTTTGGGATTTAATGGATAACGTCCCACGGGGGTTGGCTTTGGTAAACTTTAATTCGACCTCGTAATTTTCGCCGTCGTTACCTACAACCATTTTTGCAAACCCTTTGTCCTCTCCATTTTTCAACACGGCGTCCCGGTTCCCGGTCAACATTGCGCCGATTGCTTTTAAAAGGGTTGATTTGCCTAACTCATTGTCCCCGGTAATGAAATATACATTACCCTCAAAATCTGCGTTGAACTCTTTGATAACTTGAAAATTCAACAATTCCAATTTCTTAATATACATCGCTCTAATTGTTTATGCCGGGGTTTCCCCCGGCGGTTATTACTATTTTGTTGTTAATCTCATTCGTTGGTGTATCATGGTTTGCACCTTGTTAAGCGCATCCCGGTTGGCGTCAACCTCTGACCGGGTACAATCAGCAATGAAATTTTCCAAACTCTTATATAAGTCGTTTAATTCCTTTGCCGTCATTGCGTGCCGAACGGCTCCCAATTCGTCTTTATCCATTTTTGCAAACTCTTTTAAGCGTTTCTAAATCCCGGCGTTTGGGTTCGTCGGCGTTCTTTGTCGCATCAATCAACGGCATATCATTTGTTTTTGCCGTCCATTGTTTCCCGGTAACGGGGGACGTGTAGGTTACTTTGTAATGTCCGTACCCGGCAAATTCAAACCGGAAATCGCTAATTGTTGTTTTCGCTCTCATATCTTTTAATTTTAGAGTTACCGGGAAAACGCCCGGTCGTGTTATTATCATGCCGCAAATATACGTATAGTTTTTATATTACCAAAACTTTTATCTTTTATTTTCGGCTATTTTTTTATTTTCCGCAATAATCGCCCCAAAATAACGCATTTACCCACGCCGTCAAACTCAACTAACATATTGCCGTTGCGCCCTCTTATACATTTACCATCAGAACGACGAACCGCCCGGCACGGCATACGTCGCAATTCCGGGCGGGTCAATCGGTCGCCTAAATAGATATAATCCATTTCGTCCATATCAAAACAATTTCATTTGTGTATCGGTCAATACAGCAACGACCGCATCAACTTTGCGTTCCCAACTTTCCAACGTTGCCAATTTTTCCGGGGTTGGGTTCCGTTGACAACGTCGTTGGTTGTGCCGCATCTGTTTTACCATTTCCGCCAAATCTTTTGCCGTTATTTTTTCGGGATTTTCGATTTGCGGGGCTTTTGTTTCGTCTGCCATATAAGTAACCATTTGAATAATTAAACGTCCCTACGGGCTTAAAATAAACGGTTGTGCATTTGTTGGGGCAAATTTTCCAAAACCCAACGGGGGTTATTCTGTAAAATGAACCGTCCAAAGTGCATTATTAACGTTGCGTCCGCATTCCACAACGCCGGGGTAATTTCCGGGTATAATTTCCCGGCAATATCCCGGAACCGTCGTTTGCGGTCTGCCTTTTCCTCCTTTTTCCCTTTTACTTTGATACGCAATTTAAGGTCGTTTTGCCACTTCATAGCATTAACCAAAACAAATGGTATTTCGGCGACGGTTATAATAGCTTTCAAATGCTCAAAGTTTTGCAACATCTTTTGAATACGGTACAACTTACCCATGTTTGCCCCGGCATCCCCAACCGTTACGTCGTCCGGGCGAACGCTCAATTTTTCCAAAAAGATAATCGGTGTGCAAATCTCTTTGTAGTAATTGAATAAATCCCGAATATCGTTAATGTCTTTAGGCATCTTAATTGCCGTTGCGTTGTGGTTGGGTCGCCAAACCACAATACCCCCGGCGGCTCCGGGGTCAATCCCAATTATGCAATCTATTTTCATTAGAATAAATATTGTGTTATAGTTTGACTTTTAATTCTTTCAATTGCTTTATTATAATAATCTATATCTAATTCACAACCCACAAATTGCAAATTTAATTGTTCTCTCTTATTAATTATATCTATCGCAATTGCAATACTCCCACTACCTAAATGTGTATCTAAAATCTTATAATCTTTTTCAGCATTACGCATAATAATCCATTCATATAACTCTATTGGTTTTTGTGTTGGGTGTATTTTATTTTGTTCTTTCATAACACTCAAAGACCAAATTTTTGCAGGTTTTTGAATTGAAGACCATGCGTATTCACACATTGCCAAAGAAAAATTTTCCGGTTGCTTTTTATCCCATATATAAAAGCCTTGTGATGGGGGTAAATCAAAATAATTGCCGCCCCATATTATTTGGTTTTTACTTACTCTAAATAATTCATCAAAATATTGTTTGCTTGGTATTTCATTATCCCAATCTTTTTTCTTGTGCATTTGCCTAACGGGGTTTTTACTAATACCAATACCATACAGCGGGTCAACAATAGCTAAATCAAAATATTTATCCGAATATCTTTTCATTAAATCTAAATTATTCTCATTCGTTATTTCTATATAGTCATTTATTTTCATACTCAAATTTTAAATAATGGTAAATATAAATTTCGTCCTTAATCATTCGGTCGAACGTGCGTTTAATCTCTTTGCGCCGGGCAACCTCAAAGGCTGTAAAATCAATTTCCGGGCTTTGGGTTCCTTGTTTCCGAACGTGGTAAACCGTAAATTCATTTACGAACCCACGGGAGGCACGTGCTAAAAAACGGTTATACGCTTCTTTCCGGTCGTCCTCGGTTTCTTTCACTTCATCCGCTAACCCAACGCCCAACAACCAATTATAAACAAACATTTCGTCGGTTAATCCAAACACTAAACGCCCGGTATATTTGTAGCGCAAAAAGCACATTAAACAAGTCATAACCGATTGATTGCGATAATACCGGATTTGCTCCGGGCTTAACTCCTTTTTCGGTTCCGGTAACGCTGTATATGCTTTGCCGATAACTTGGTTTTGTTTCCGGCAATATGCGTTCAATACCTTTGCAAAATAATCGGCGTTGAATTGTTGGTAATGTTTCCTTTCGGCGTTGCCGTCCCTATCCTTTGGCAAATAGTCGTCCAATTCCCCGGTAATCAGCAATTCAAACGCTAATTTAACCTCGGACAATGTTAATTGCGAATAATAGCGTTTGAGTAAATCCAACAATCGGGTACAAATATACGTCCAATCGTCCCGGTTTTCCGTGGGAATGATAAACCCCACGTCCATTGCGATAAACCGGAACATTTGCCCCGTTTTGGCAATCAACGTTTCATCGTCAATCTCGGCAATCTGTTTTTTTGTGGACGCCACGAAAATATACTTTTCGACCGGGGTTAATGCTTTGGCAACCTCCGGTAACTCAACCATCGCCCGGCGAACGTCAATTGCTTTTGCCGTTCCGCTATAAAGCAAAACGGCGGCGGATTGTCGTTTTTCGGGCAACGTTTGTGGCAATCTGTTTGTCTTTTCGGGTAATGTTTCCATGTTAATAATCATCTTTCAAATACTCAATAGCCCCGGCAACATTTAATCTTTGCGTTGGGGCTTTGTATTCGGGTTTCAAATGCAACTTTTTCTTTTCGACGTCCCCCCGTATGAAATTGCGGACGGTCGCCAACCAACCGTTTTTAGTACGCTTCATATTTTTTTGGTCGCTCCAATCGCTAACCGTGTGAAAGTAATAAACCAAATCGACCTTTTCAAATTCCGGGGTCGCAAACTTACTTTCAAACTCGGAATAATCCACGCCAACGCCGTTTTCAAATTTAACCATTTTGTAAACGGCGGAATTGCGGAACAACGTTTTTTTCTCTTTTGGTTCCTCAACCTTTGTTTCTTCATCCGGGAATAATCCGGGGTTCTTTACCCCGGTATTATCATTATCAAAAGAGGTATTAATATCATCTATCTTTATTGTGTCGGATTTTCCAACCACGGGGGTTGGATTTTCCAACCGGGGGGTAGTTGGATTTTCCAACCGGGGGGTAGTTGGATTTTCCAACCACTCCAAAGCAACCCAATAATTAGACGTATATTCACAATAACACACCTTGTTTTTTTCGTACTTAAATTTATTAATATATTGCTTATCAACTAATTGTTTGAGTAACTTAATAACCGTACTTTTATCTAATCCCGTCCATTCGATAAGATACCGCAATGAACCCTTAAAACGGCTTTCGCCGTCTTGACTAAAACCATGTATCAAAGCGAAAACCAACAATTCGTTACCTTTCAATTTAAGTTTCGTAATCATTGGGGCTAATATGGTTATAAAATTGCTATCCCTTATTGTCATTTTCAACAAACTTAATGTTATTACCGTCTTTTCGTTCGTGTGCATTACACGGGAACCATTTACATGAACCGGGGAATTTATGAAAATAACAACTTTCACAACCTTGCCAACCCGTCCTTTTAATGGCTTTTATCTCTGTATGATTAACAATAATTGTATCGTTAATCTCTATTTCAAATTTTCGTCCCATTATTTGCCGCCCTCCAATTCTTTAACGGGTTCCCACGCCTTGCGTACTTTCAAAACATTGTCGGCACTCTCATTGGGAACCAACGACACGACGGGAAAACGGGAACGGTCGCCCGGCTTTTGGGTCGTGGCAAATTGTACATTCAAATCAAAGATAATGCCTTTGCAAAATCCCCGTTCCGCTAACATACCGTCGAACGTTTCCCGAATTTGCGGAATTGTGGACGCCGTGCCTTTTGTGGCGAATTGCCAAACCCCGGCAACCCCACGAACCAACGGAACAATAAAGTTTAGCGTTAATGTAACCTCCCAACCGTCGCAATCGGGTTGGCGGCTCTTTTTGTTCGGGTAACGCTTCGTTATCGACTGCATTAAGTTTGGGTATTTCTCCGTTGTCAATGTTTCGTATTTCTTTCCGTCCCATACTTGGAACGTATCGCCATCGCCCGCCGCAATCAATCGCCCGTCGTCGTCCCGGTATTCGTAACGCTCGTTACATACTTTTGCCGGGTCGTCGTCCGGGAAAACAATTTGTATTGTTTGCGGCTTTTCGCCGTATGCTTGCGTAAATAACCCGGCATACTTTCCCGTTGGTATGAAGTAATCAACGCTTTGCGGATAACCGTTTGCGTTTTTCATACCGATTTTTATTTGACCGACACGGGGCAAAATCAAACGGGATTGTTGCGCCTCCGGTCGTTTTATTCTTCCTTTCATATCTCAATCAAATTTCGGGGTCGTCGTTCAACATCTTTTTCCTACTCTCATTTTTGGGTTTTTTAGGCTCGTTTGCGGGCTTTACTTTCTTTTCCGTGGTATTACCCCGCTTTGCGGTCGTTTTGCCCGTGGTGGCTTTCTTTTCCGCCTCCTTTGCCTTTTTGGGCGCACGTTTAACAATGGTTGTTTTCTTTGGCTCCTTTTCCGGTTCCGGTGCATCCGCCTTGACTTTATCGGCGGCGTCCGTGTTTTCGTCCGGGGTCGGCTCTTTTGGGGCTTTCGTTTTAATCAATTCCGCCAACGATAAGGATATTACGTTTTGCGTCAAATCGGGTGCATTATCCAATAAAACCATACCATTAACCGACGTAAACGTATTATCTTTCTTTTCGTCCTCAATGGCTGCAATTTCTAACAGATACGGGATTTTCCGTATATTGGGGCTATCCGTTTGTTCTTTCAGATTGTACGACGGACGTTTGCGCCAATCTTTCGGGCTGAAATTGAAAATACGGGTAACGGGAAATTGCTCAAAATTGACGTTCCACATATCCCGGTACATCCCTAATTGTATCTCGCTTTCCTCGTAAAATCCTTTGCGTCCGCTCTTAAAATCGACGATTGCGTTAATACGTTCGTCGCCGCCTATCTTTGCCAACATGGTACACGGGCAATCAATCATTCCGGCATACTTGTAATATGGATGCACTAAAGCAATTTCAACCGCCAACGGGCGCACGTCGTAATCTAATACGAATTGAGCAAACGCCAATACGTCCTTTTTCAAATCGTCGGCATAATATATAAAATCGTCCGGCAATCGGTAAACCTCAATATATTCTTTTAGTTTGCCTTTTAACCCGTCCAAATCATAAGCCCGGTTAATTAATAATTCCTCAAATGCGGCGTGCATAAACGTACCATACGCCGCCCGTTCGCCTTTGTATCGTTCCGCTTCCTCAATGCCTTTGTTGGCAATCCATTGTATTAAGTGCGGGGCTTTGGGTAACGTTTGGGACAATATCGTTGTAACCGACGGGAAAAACTCCGGGTTCCCGTTGTCGTCATATCGGTAATAATAGCGGTGTCCCTTACTATTCAATTGCCAAACCTTATACGGGGGTTCAATCAACGTTTTTTCATCAAAAAACATTGCCGTCATTTCCTCAACCGTCATGCCCGGCAATATCTCAAATATTCCGGTTGGTTGTTCAACCTCGACCGCTTCAAACGGTGGGATTATTTGTTGTTGTTCCTCGGTAATTTCCGGGAATTGGTCGGCGGGAACGGCTCCCAAACTTTCAACCGTCTTTTGTACCGGGTTTTCCGGTTTCTTTTTGTTCGCTCTCATTTTCTACTCTTTTTTAATTCTGAAAATCCACATAATACCATTGCGGCACACAGACCCGCAAACATCAATTGCCACGGGTTCCAAAATGCGCCAATCAGACAAACAACGCCCAACGTCCCAAACGTCGCAATAATCGCTTTCGCTTGGAACCTATCGGAAAACATAACGTCCGCCATGCGTTCAAACCATTGTAACCCGTTATTCTTCATAGCCAAACAAATAATTAGGGGTACAATTACACATTTCGCAAATGATAACAACCCATTCCGGGCGTATCTGTTTAGTCGTTCCGTTACATAAGTTAGTCATATTAACTTGTTGTGCGCTTTCGGTGCGTCCCTCCCATAAACGGGCGGCAACCTCTTTTTTATAAACTTTAATTCCGGCGGTTTGCGCCCGTGCGATTGCCTCGTTTACTCTTAATTTCGTCATTTCTGCCATTTCTTTAGTCTTTTATTGTTAATAACTCGGTTCGTTGCTCTCTTTGTGTCCGCAATGCGTACACGTCATTTCCTCCCAAATTGCGGTATATTCCGGCGGGGTCAAATATCCGTCGCCTCCGGTCTGTTTATATTCCCCGTCGGTAACTTCCATTTCGCCGCCGCACTCCGGGCAATCGTCGTTACCCATTAAATCCAAATCCGGTACAATGAAATATACCCGTTTCAGATATACGCCCAACGCCTCGGAAATTGCCGCATAACAATTGGCGGTTTGTTCCTCGGTTACGTCCTCGTTTATTGCATCGAAAACGGAAACGCCCCAATTTTCCGGGGTGTCCTCAATAACTTTGTTTTTGAGTAATTCCGAAATGATAATTTCGGCAACTTGGTTGGCTGTTTTCCCGCTATCGGTCGCCAATCTCTTTAATAAATCGCTCTCTTTTATTCTCATATCTTTGCCGGGTACTCCCCCGGTGGGTTTTTGTTTCTGCAAAAGTACAAATAAAATCTATATTACCAAAAACAAAACCTTTGAAAGTTTTATTTGTTCACGTTGGACGCTTGTAATACAGATAAAAAGCACTAATTTTGTTGCACCGCATAACCTTACAACATCGCTCTCGGTTACTGCGTATCAACCCCCGGCGTTACTTCATTGCGTCGGGGGTTTCTCTTTTAATCATGTATTCCAAATTCACAATCCCCCCATTGGTCGAAATCCGCCCCGTCATAACTTAACGGGTAACGTTCCGGTTCCGGGCAATCCGTCCAACATTCCCGACGTACATTATTTACGGCGACCCGTTCCGGGTTATATCCGGGTTTATTCTTTTCCCTCAATTGGGCGGCGCAACTCTTACAACAACAACGTCCCCAACCCCGGCGTAAATTCCGGGTATCGGCGTTGTATTCTTTGCCGCAATTGTCGCAATTCCTTTTTATCATTCCCATATATTAACCCTTTGTAAATCCCTTAAACGCAACATGGTAAACGTCGTATTGTTTCCCGGTAACATAGAAATAAATCATACGGTTTGGGTTTCCGACGTCGTTTATTGCAATAGTCGGGTACGGTTCCCCCGGCAATTGGTTATAATCGCTTTCAATATCCCGGAACCCCTCCGGGAAATCCGAACGGTCGGCGGAAAAATACCGGGTTAAACTTTCTTTTATCTGGTTCAACATTTCGTCCCCGTTTGGCTCAAAATACGCTTTTATCTTTTCTTGTTTTCTTAATGCAAATCGCATAGGTATTTGTTTTAATAGGTTCTTAATTCCCCGTCCATCGGTAACGGTGCGACCGGTAAACCAACCGGAATACGGGTATAATGTAACCGGGGAACCCCGGAAAATAAATTGTAAGGTCGTGGCGTTTACCTCCGTAACCGGATAGCCCAACGCCTCCAACCGGGTACGGGCGTAATCGACCCGCCCCGGCTGCAATTCTTGTTGTCGCTCTCTGTTACGGCTCATTGTTCGCCCTCCGTAATTACTTTGCAATACTTATAATATTGGTCGTGTCGGCTCTCAACTCGGCACATCAACCCAATATCGTTGCCATCTAATAATAGGCTCAACACATCGCCGGGATTGTGCCGGGTATAAAGCAAAAATAACCCGCCGTTTGCATTTTGGATTATCTTATACATTTCTTGACTTAATCGGTAACGCTTTGTTTTATTCATCGCTCTAAATGATTATGCCGGGGGATTGCGCCCCCGGCTTGGTTATTACTGCAAATACGCAATTGCGTTTAATCTCTCTTTTTCCTTTTTCGCATATTCAACATTTCGGGCAATCCATTGTTCGGCGGGGTTCTCGGCAATCCATTGTTTACGATAATCCGGTGTGAAATAAGCAACCATTTTTTTGTATGCCTTTTCCGGGTTCGCCAATATTTCCGCTGTATGGCTTAACCGTTTGCCGTGGTCGCCTTTGCCGATTAAATCCAAACGCCCAAAATAAAACGACCCGTCGGCGGTACACGCCACATATTCACGGGCGGACGTTCTTTTTGAAACAATCGCTTTACTATCGACGTCAATAACTTGGTACTCGTATTTCTTTCCCTTTACTTTCTTAACTAAAATGTACTTTGCCATGATTGAAAATTTATATTGTTCCGGGGAAAACGCCCCGTCGTTGTTTACTGATAATAGAAAGTGATTTTAACGCCTCGGCGCAATTTGCAAACCTCTTTGTCGCCGTAACAATTGAAAGCACGTTTTAACAAACGATTGACTAACTTAATGTCGCCGACAATCTTTATTAAACCGGACACGCCAACCAATACATTAACCTTTTTGCCGTTTACAATTCCGTTTACCTTGATTTTGAAATTGCGGTTAATATCTTTTGTTGTGTAATCTAATCCGTTATAAATGCTTTGAGTATTCATATTGTTTCGCTCTCTATTTTCCGGGAAAACGCCCGGTCGTTCTTGTTTGATGATGCAAATATACAACCTTTATTTTAATTACCAAAGGTTTTATCTTTTATTTTCGTGTTTTCCTATAAAAAATTTCGTTTTTGGTTCCAAAAGAGTTATTTTCTTGAAATTTTCGATTTAAGCGACTTTTGTAATCGGGACGTGTAAATTATCCACTTTGAAATAAAATGCCCGGAAACGGGCTAAAAATGGCTCAATAGAAAAAGGGGTTGCAACGCCTTGTTACAACCCCCTTGTTATGTCTATTGTATATATTCCCAATTATAACCCTTATGTTTTTTCATACGCCCTTTACAACATCGAATTATCAATGTATCGTTAAACCCATCTTTTTTGGCTAAATGGATAGATTGATATGTTTTGAGGCAAATTCCGTTTTTCATCATCTTAACGGGTTTTGAATTTGGATGCAATACGCCCTCTTTACCTTGCATATTTTTTGCGTTATTTTCGCTCAATCGCTTTTTCGTAATAGGATTATTATTATTTTCCAAATATGTAACCCAACGCAAATTATCTGCATGGTTATTGGTTCGGTCGCCGTCGATATGGTCAACACATGGCTTGTTGTCCGGGTTCGGAATGAAAGCCGCCGCAACTAATCTATGTAATCGAAACGTTTTGCGCATCCCATTACATAAAGCAACGGTTTTATATCTATTCCCGGAACCACATATTTTCAAAACTAATTGTTTCTTAACGGATTTTACACGCCCGTGATTACTCACTTTATACAACCCAATATATCCGGGTACATCTTTCCAAATTTCCATTATACAACCATTTAAGTAAGCAACCAAAAAGGGAAACGGGGAAAAGTGGTTGCATCTTTTTTCATCCGGTAGCTACTCCGAACTATCCCCGTTTGCCGCAAATATAGTTATTTTTCTATTGTTATAACCTCAAACCCGGTAATTTTTGTATATGGATTTTTTGAAACAATATCAAATTCACGGTTTTTTATCCGTTTTGTTTTCCATAGGAAATTAAGAAAACGTTTATATTGTACGCTTTCTGTTATTAAAAGGCTATCCCGTGTTATAATTTTGCCCGAAAACATATTATTTATAATACATCCGTCAAAATCAACCCATTTGTCGGAATACTCAATACAACGTAATACGGTCGTAACCGTGTCGCCGGGCAAATATACGATACTATCCCGGACGTTTGCCCGTAATTCGTTTATCGTTTCCATTTGCGCCGTCGTAACCCTTTGCAAATCCCGGTTCTTTGTCTGCAACGATTTTATTAACGCCGCATCGTCCGCCCGGTATTTTTTGTATTCGGATAATTTCAACTCCAAATTCCCAACCTTTGCGGCGTTCAAACTATCCTTTGTTTGATACGTGCGGACGTCCTGCAACAACGTTTCGGTATTGCTCCGGTATTTGTCCCGTTCGACGGTCAAATTATTAATGCGCTTTTGTTGGAACCAAAAGGCGGCGGCAACCGCCATAATGATTGCCGCCAATATTATATACTTTTTCATGCGTTTGCCGTGTAAATGATTAACGAACTATTCGGCGTTTTGCTCAATGTTAAAACGTAATGTCCGCCCGCCATTTCAACCGTACTATTTATTTCGTCCTCGTTAATCTCCAATTGTGCAAAGGAAATTACGACGCCCGAAATATATACTTTTGGTATGTTGTGCAACGGGTCGGCGTTTACGGCGTCAATAAATGCGTCTATTTCCGCCTGTGGGTTCGTTACGTTTTTCGTATTTTCTTGGTTGTTCTCAACCGTAACCGTAAAAACGTCCTCGCAATCTGCAATAATAGCGGATAACAACGGGGCAATACTAATTCCCGCTTGGTTCCCTTGATTGGCAACCAATTGTTCCAAATACTCCTTTTTGTCTTTCTTTGTCATAATGGTACAAAATTAAATGTTACTATATTCAATTGCCGCATTAAAACACGGGCATTCTTTTATAAACTCCCACGGTTCAATTATACCGTCGCCGTTCAAATCCGGGGAATAATCCCGGTGTCCCTTAATCTTTGCGTCCGGGAACATAACAACTAATCGGGATAATAACCATATTAACGCCTCCTTTTGTTCCGGGGTGCGTGTGTCGGCGGATTTGCCGTTGGCATCCAATCCGCCAACGTAACAAATACCAATAGAACGGGAATTTTGCCCGGAAACGTGCGCCCCAATCTCGGAAAGATAACGCCCGGTTTCAATCGTCCCGTCCGGCAATACAACAAAATGATAACCGCAAATTCGCCCGCTTTGGGGTTGCTTCTTAAATCCCCGTTCTTTGTGCCAACCGTCGATAACATCAACGTTGACTTTTGCGCCCGGCTTGGTTGCGGTGCAATGTACAATCAAATCCGTAATCGTCCGGGTTGTTTTTTGCCCCTCCAAATACTTTAAAATCTCTGTTTGGTTCATTGTTCGCCCTCCTTTTCTTTATCGTTAATAATATCGCTATCGTGTTCCCGTTGGTATTTCTCAATTATCGGTTGCCAATATCCCGGCAATACCCGTGTAAATTCCAACCGGATAACGTGGTAAATAATACGCAACGCAACCTTTGTGGGATATGCTTTAATAAGGTTGCGGAATGCGTTTTGCAAATACACGTACATAAACACATAAGTAAGCGATTTAACAACTACAATTGCCGCTTGGTCGTCGCCGCAATTTTTCATAATGATAAAAATTGCCTCCACAATAAACAGATACAAAAGCAATTCGCACAATGCGTTTTTAAACTTTCGGAACGAAAAGTTTTTGCATCGCACAATCGCCACTCCGTCCGCCCTCATTCCCGCCCAAATATTGAACGCAAACATTACTACTAACGCATAAACAAAACCTTTTGTCGGGGTTACATACCCAAATAACGGGCTAACCGTGGAAATGGCAATAATACGCCATTGTTCCCAATTAAAAATTCTTTCCATAATATTTAAACCATTCAAAATAACCCATATTTTCCAAATAACAATTGTCGTTTTCTGACGCTTTAGCCTCCTTTTCAAATGATATGTCTTTGTATGCGTTCTTTAATTTGAACAATGATTTAAAGAACCATTCCAAAACATACCAAATATAAAAAGAAAACAACGGCAATATATACCACCATGACGATATATCAAATATCAATTGCAATATAAACATTATTACCCATCCGGCAAAAAACATTTCTATCCACTGCCGGGCGTGCGTACATTCGTGATTGCGTACACTTTGAGGCATTTCCGTTTTATTATTAAATTCAGTAAAAACAAACGCCGTCAAAGTTATTGTTGTGTAATTAGCCCACAAAATTGCGTGGGCTAATTTGCTGTTATATATCACTTTTTTCATATCTTATTTTATATACGTTACAATTTTACCAAATGTAAATCGCATCATCATTTTCTGCGCTTCTGCGTTTGGGTGTACATTTTCCGGATTTTCTGACAATTTCCATGTTTCCCCAAATTGGTCTAATCCGTTTCTAAAATTAAGTTCGGAAAACAAATCTAAAACGGGAACATTAAACGCCTTACTTATCAACTTTATTTGCTCGTTCATTTCTGCAACTGTGAAATAATCCGGTTTATCATTACGTGGGACGCATGTCATAACAAATATTCTCGCACGCCATGAACACAACCTTATTGCGGTTTCTAAACAATATCTAAACCCATCACATATTGTATCAAAATTAGACGTTTCATTTATCTCGTTTAATTCTTCATACGTTTTAGCCATTGTTTCCTCGGCTGTTCCTAATGATTTTGTACCGTTATAATCATTTGTACCTCCCATCATTGTGAATATACCTTCAAATCCCTCCGGTAATCCATTTTTAATTGCTCGATTTATTGAGTATGATGTTGCCCCATATACAGATGATTGTGTATATCCTGCACCGGGTACAGCAATATTTTTATATGTTTTGAATCCTATTTGAGCATTTAATAAATTCGCCCACCCTTCAAATTTTTCTACTCCCGGAACCTCAGTGTCTATCGTTCCATTCCATGCTGTTATTGAATCTCCCGACGCAATAAAATCATATTCTGATAATGGTTGTGAAATTATCTGATTAGTAAGTTCATTCGATGATGAAATCAAATATACCTCAACTACACTATCATATAAATTCTGCGCACCATATGGAATAGATATTCTATATTTTTCTACATCTTCTGCAATAGTTAATATTGTTTCATTATTTGGTGTTATTTCTGCTATATAAGACGACTCATCATTTTTATAAACATAAAATTGTACCGGATTTTCAGAAATTGGCGTAACAATATTTTTTATTAATATCTGTTCTCCAGCTTTTAATCCCAAATCATTTATTTTTATATTATATGCGTAACAACCTTGAAATATCAATCTATTTGCATTTTCAATTAGCCCTTTTTTAGCCAATAACGTTATTTTAACATTTATTTTTGATACGCCCGTAAAATATATTTTTAGACTTTTGCACTGCTTATATACAATAGATATTGGAAAATTATATTTCAATTTATATGTTGTTTGTTGTCCGCTGCCGTCAAAAGCATAAAAAATTAAATCAGTAGTTCCTGTTTTTAATAATGAAACTTGAACTAATGTGCTATCTGATATATTAGTAGGTAAATATAAAGTCTGATTAGATGAAAGTTCCAAATTTTCGTATAAAATTTCCTCTTCAGTTCCCAATATATCTCCTACTTTCCCGGATAATTCAGTTACTTCTGATTGCTTAGGGATAAAAACCCAATTACTATCTTTAACCCATTCTATGTCCGTAACACTTGTTCCAATATATTGTTCATTTATCCAACCTTTTTCGGGTTCATTGTAACTTATTTGCATTCCGGGTTTTCTGTATTTTTGCAATACTTGCTTTCTCGTGGTTGCTACGTCTGTATTCCAATCTAATATCATATTTCCGCCGCCTGCACCAATTTCTAACACTTGTTTACTCCATGTTCCGTTCCATTTTAAAACGCCTAATTGACCAACATCAATTGTAATGTTTGAAAAATTTGTATATGTTCCCTCACCTGCCAAATAAAAAACGTTTTGGTCGGGTGTTCCGGGATTTGTACTTGTTGTCGCAATACCTACAAATTGATAATTAGCCCCTAAACTATTTATCATAGAAAGTAAAGCATTTTGCAAAACTTGTCCGGTAATTGCTTGCGTGCCGTTTGTTTTAATAACACTTGAAATTGCGGCTTTTAATTGTGCGTTGTCTGCCATAATCTAATTAATTTAATTGTTTTTAAAATCATTATTGAAATCTCCGTTAAAATCTCCTTTGTTTTTTATTATATAGCCACGTCCGATTTTTTTAACAACGGTTGCGCATTCAAATTCGCATTCAACTGATGCTAAATTGCCCTGCGTTTGCCATTTAGGGGTAATCAAAAACGTATCGCAATCGTATTGCCTGCCTTGACTATATACCGTAACAAAATCACTCATGCGGATTAACCGCATTACATCGCAAAGGTATTCGGGGGCTAAAAAGATAAACCGGAACGTCTTTTCCGATATTTGTTTTTCCGGGAAAAAATACCCGTCCCGTTCTTCGCCCTCTTCCTCAAACTTGTATTCCGGCTTTCCTAACTCGGCACACACGTAAACCCGGTTTTTAAATTGCGCAACGTCGTACACTATTTGCCCGCCGTCAACCTCCATGTTTTCGGCGTCGCTCCATTCAATGCACAAATAACCGTCCATTCCATTAACCCACGTAAATACGTCCGAATAATAAGTTTGAACACCGTCATTTATAGCAATCATATATCGCCCCTCGGTTGCCACATTTAAAGCCATCAATAAATTACCGGGGTACAATATAACATCATAACCGTATGATTGATAACGAACAATTTGCAATCCGGTTTCTTTCATCGGTTGGGTTATATCTGCAATCCTTTTTGTCATTTTATAATTATACAATCGAACCCATGCAATTTGGTTGCTTCGGGTCGGTCGTATAATTTGAAAAGGCAATATCTTATTCAACGGCGTAAACAACGGGTAAACGTCGCCATACGCATAAGATTTTTTATAATCTTGGTATTGCACGCCCTCGTAAAACGGCAATACGGACAAATTATTATTCGGTGTCATACTTCAATGTTGTTTTAATGGAACGACTGCACAAATTTACGCTTAATTTATCAACTTGACCGTTACCCATATACGTTTTTATTAGTTGCATCGGGTTTGGGTCGTCATTCGCCGGAAAACTAAACGTTTGTTTCTTCTTTCTTTCAATCCCGTATGCGTATGTTTCGGAACCGTTTATTGATACCCTACGGGCGGGTAAATCATACAACCAATAGGGCGATTGCAGATTAATAAACGCTAAATATCCGTTTTGCAAAAAGTATTCAACCCCGTTGACGGTTTGACGTGTAAACGGTAATATCCATTGCGACCCGGACGTTGGCGGAACGGCGGCAAACAAGGCGAACCCGTCGGAACTTATGTTGCCGGGATTTAATAGCATCAAATCAATATCTGACGTGAAATTAGATACGTTTACGTCCTCAACCTTTCCGGGCGTTACATACTTGCTAATTACCTGTATCGGCAAACCCTCAAATGCCGCCGTAACGTCGTCCATCCACTTAAATTGGTAACGTTCCGGCAAATCAACCTTATCAAACGAATATTCCGACGTATTGAACGCCCACGGTTTCCCGTTGCGCAAATTCAATTCCTTTGTTAAATCGTGGCTTAACACAACCCCGCCGGAATAGGAACCGCCATTGCGGAAATATTGGATATGTTCAATTTTAAATTTGCCGTCCTCAATAAACCAATAACATTTGAAACAATCCCGTAACATATTGGTAAATTGTTGTAAGGTCGTCGGGGCTTTTTGTGCGGGTTGCTGATATTCGCCGTTTATAATGTTCGTTTTCTGCGATACAAGCAACCGGAAATTCAACCCGGATATTGGATTGTTTCCCCCGTATAAAAATTGGCTATATTCCGCCGTGGCTTCATGCGTAATTCCGGGTGCAATTTGATTGAGCAAAACAGATATACAAGACGCAACCGGGAACGCATCCCGCAAAGTATATTCTTTTCGGGCTTTTTCCTCTAATATCCAATCCATCAAATAAAATCCAAACCATAACGACGCATAACGCCACGTTGACCGGGCGATTGGATAAAACGTTTGTCCGAAAATGGAATAGGGCGGCGCAAAATACTTTCCGTTGTCCGCTAATCCCCACTCGGTCGGGGTGTCTGAAAAGTTGTTTGAAATAAACGCCACGTCGATTGCGTAACCAATCGCACGCCTATAATTACGGTTATTATCAACTATATCATCGGCGGGTAATGGATATGTATTAAGGTCGTCGATTTTCTCCACGTCGCACAAATACCGGGCATATATATTATAACTTTTCATATCGGCGTGCATTGTTCCGGTTGCCCCGGAACCCTCAACGTCGGTTAAATCAAATTCCAACGTATCAACCGGTTCCTGCGTTACCTTTTGATAACGAAACATTACCGTATCGTCGGATTGTTTCCGTATTTCAACTACAGCAATACCAAACGGCAACCCCCCGTTTATTCGTTGTTGTGAAATATAGATATAATAATTAACATTCAATTCCGGGTATAATTTCCCCTCGAATACGTCCGCACTTGCACCCGTCGCCATTCGTCCGGTATAAAGCCCGGATATTACCGCCGGGGAACCGTTGGACGTAATTTGTATTTCTTTCAATATATTGCACAAAGCAAAATGATAGGTTTGTACTAATGCGTTTTGGTCGGTCGTGGCGTTTGCGTCTTGTTCCCAATTCGTACCGCCCAAAAAACAAGAAACAACACTATCCCCCGGAACGTATATTTGAATTAATGGACGCTTGTTTATCGTTATCCGTTGGATTGTCGGGGCTAACGTTATTAAATTGTATTCCTTTTCCAATCCCGCCAACACGTCGTTATAATCGTCGATTGCGTCCGGTTGTACAACAACCTTTTTATCGTAATCCGTAAACGTACAATCGGTTTTCATAAACTTGCCTTGAAAGTATTGGAACCATGTACGCCCGCCGTCGTCGCTCTTTTCAATGCAATACAAAAATTCATTGTCGAACGATTGACGGTTTATATAGTCGTAATCATCCCGGACAAAGGTAATTTTGCCGGATAATTTGGCACGATAAAACCGTTGGTTGGTTTCTAATTCGTACTCCTTTGCCAAATCGTCCTTATAAATCGGATGCACGGTTTGACCTTGTAAGACGTTCGGGGCGTCCAACGTTCCCAATCTCAACCATGCCGTCCCGTTGGCGTATTGCGCTTTGCTTACATTAAACCGGATATATGCGGCATTGCTTGGTATGTCAAATTCCGTATTTGTGGCGGTCGGGTCGCTTCCCCAACCGCCGATAATCTTTTTATTGCTATCGTAAAATGCGCCCCCGGCTTGCGGGGTGTAATTCTGAAACAATTTGCGGGGGTACACATTCCCAACCGGGACAAAAGTACGGGTATAATAGAAATTTGTATTATTCCCGTTTATGTTCCCGGTTGTGTTACTTATCGCCCCGTTCGCTAAAAACGCATTTACAAATGAATGTCTATAAATCGGGTTCATATCAATTTTTAATTTTACGTGTCAAATTCTTGTAAACCTCAATAACATTGCCGTTGCCATCGACGTAACGACGGCGGCGGTTTTGTTCCTTAATCTCCCTTACATCGTCTTTTAAATCCCGCAAATCCGGTGCGTTATTTTGTTGAACCGTTACATTAATGCCGTCGGTATTGTAGGCATTAAGGTACTTTTGGGGGAATGTTCCCCGGTTCAAACTATTTATTACGTCCGGGATTAAACGACGGAAACGGCGGGAATTACGTTTATTGATAACGGCGAAAAATTCCCCGCCCTCGGCACGCCTCCGGGTTCCATCCGGTTTGGTCCCTAAATCCACGTCGTCCCCGGATTGGTGGGAACCGCCCGCCAACAATTCAACCGTACCATCGCCGTAACTTTCCGAACCCCCGGCGTTGGCTGATTTGGATAATTGGGCGGCTTTGATTTTGGCGGCGGCAAAGGAACCCCACATTATAGCAATTGCCGGGATTGCAAACGGGAACCCCAATTGCGACCAAATCAAAGCGGACGCCGTTACAAGGTTTCCAATTTGTTGTATCGTTTGTATTGCCGCCTGTGCTTTCTGTGCCTTTTGTTGCTCCTTTAGGGCTTTTTCTTGGTTCTTTTTCGCAACGTCTAATTCCTTTTGCGCCATTGCAACGTTATTGGCGTAACCGTTCGCCCGTGCCTCTAATTCCGCATCTAATCGGCGTTGGCTTGCGTCAACCTCTTTGTCGGCGGCGGAAACGGCGGCGTCGGCGGCTTGTACCTTTGCATCCAAAAAACCGTTTAATTGCTCAATGGCAAAGGAAACGGACGTACTTATTGCCTCCTTTTGGTCGTCGTCCAAATTCAGCCCGAACAATCCGTATATGTCGTTACCCCGTTCGTCGCCTTTGCTTTTCTCAATTTCTTGGTCGATTTTCGCAATGGTATTTTCGATTGTCTTAACCTCGGCATCCGTCATTTTAACCCCGGCGGCTTTGTTCAACTCTAAAATCTTTTGCAACCGTGCCTTTTCATGTGCCAACCGGAACCGGGTTTTGCGTTCCTCGGAATTACGAATTAAATCAAACTCGGACGCCTCCAACGCTTGCGTTTGGTCGAAAAGCATTAACGCCCGTTGTTGGTTTAACTCGGTCGTTTGCTTCAATACCTCGGCGTCATATTTGGCGTTAATATCCGCCTCGGATTGGCGCACGTCCTCGGCTAATTGTCTGTTTTGCGCCAATTCGATTGCCCGTTGTTGCTGTAACAACTGAATGCGCAAATTTATTTCTTCCTGCGAACCCTCACGGGCGGCGTCTAATTGTAATTGCGTCCGGTCGGCGGCGGCTTGCATTTGGTCTATTGTAATTTGGTCGTTCAATTCTCCCAAACTCTTTGCGTATTGTTGTTGCAAAAGTAATTGTTGGTTAAGCAATTCGGCAACTTGTGTTTCAGTTAATCCCCGCTCGGTTTCTAACCGGGTGTTAATGTCTTGTATCTGCCTTTCATACTCAACCCGCAATTGTTCCCGTTGCTTTTCCGCCCCCTCTGCCATTAATGCAATTTGGGCGTCCTGCGTTGCCCGTTGTGCGGATAATTCCGCCGCCCGTTGTTGGTTGGCTATGTTTACCATATCAACCGCCAATTGTTCCCGTAATAAAACAATTTGGTCGTTCAACGCTTTGCGTGCCTTAACCGTTAAATTGGTTTCCGTTCTCAACTGCAATTGTATATCAGCAATCGCACGGGCGTTGGCGGCTTGGCGTTGCGCCCGTTGTTGGTCGAACGTGTTTTTAATTAAAGCAATCCGGGCGTCCTCGGCTTTCCGTAATATGTCGGTTTCGGCTTTGGCGGCGTCCCGGTTTTCTTGTAAGCGTTGGGCGGCTAATATTTTTCTTTCGGCGTCCAAATCCGCCCCCTCTGTTTTCAGATTAACGGCAATGTCAACCGCCCGCCCGGTATTATCTATTTGACCCTGCACGGCTTCAATCGCTTCGTCAACCTTGACTTTATCAATTTTGCCGTCTAAATCAACATCAATATAAACTTTCTTATCTCCACGGGCTTTGGCGTTATTGAGTTGTACCAACATATCGTTTAGTTGTTTCAACTTTGCCCGGTTCGCTTCCAAATCGTCTAATTCTTGACCGTAAAAACCAACGCTTTTATTGTGTGCCTTTGTGCGCTCGGCTAATATTTCGTCCTCAATCTTTCGGGTTTCGGACAATGAAGCGTTGCGGGCTTTGGCAATATTTAATTCCCGGTTTAATTGGGCGACACGTTCGTTGCTAACTCGGTTCATTTCGGTTGCCTCGGTTTCCAGATAATCCAACCAAACCTTTTGCGCCTCGTTAAGTTTTTGTTGGTTCTTTGCCGATTTGTCGGTATTAGAGGCAAACAGAACTAAAGCCCCTACAACCGTAACCAATGCCAATGCCAAAAGAACATACGGGTTTGCGGCGGCAATCAGATTGAAAGCCTTTTGCGCAATGGTAGCCGCCAACGTTGCCTTTGTTCCTTGCATGGTAACAAGGCGGTTATAAACTTGCGCTTTGCTCAATGCCGCCATTTGTAGCCGGGAAATACCCAACATAATTGCGGATTGTTTTTGTACTGCGTTTTGTATGGCTTGCACCCCGGTTGTAATGGCTATTGCTGCCTGTAACTTCTTTTGCGCTTCTTGTACGTCTTCACTTTCCGCCCCGAACAATTCCATTGCCCCGGTAAATGCGGCGAACCCACCGGACGCACCAGCCGCCAAACCTAATACGGCATCCAAATTGGACGTATCGGACGCCATGCGGGTAATTTCATCGGTCGCATCCTTAACCGCATCTCGTAACATTGCGGTTTCTTTGCTCAATTGCTGATATTCGGCGGTTCCTTGTTTGCCCTCCAATCGTAACAATGCTAATTGCTTCGTTTGGTTCTCTATTTGGGTCGTCAACCCTTTTGCGGCGTCGGAATAGTTACCGACGTTTAGGGATGTTTTCCCGGTCGCTTCCTGCAACCGTTTCATTTCCTCGTAAATCGCTTTTGTTTCGGCAACCAATTTGCGCCCCTCCTCGGTCGCCTCCCTTTCCTCAACCGTCATATTATTGAGGTATATTTTATTGATTGAGTATTGAGCGGACAAACGATTATATGAACCCTCGGCGGACTGATTTAACCGGGTCGTTAATTTGTTCAACTCGTTTGCCTCCTTTTGGGCTTGCTTCAATTCCGCCAACCGTTTTGCGTTCTCGCTTTCCGCAAACGCCAAATCCTTTGCCGCCCGTGTCAATTTGTCGGTATCGGCGGACGCTCCCCGGATTGTTTTACGTCCGTTTTCGGTCGCCCCGCTTACGCCCTCCAATGCAGCCTTAACCGTTATCGCCTCACTCTTTATATTTTTTAGAGTGTTCATATAGGCGTCGGAAAGTTGGTCTAACTGATTAATCAACTTTGTAATCGAATCGTCCGGGCTTACAAGGTCGCTATATTTTATAGGGTTGTTATTATCTGCCATACTTAACGTTATTTGCGGGCAATTTGCCCCGTATTAAATTATCTTTTCTTTTCCATGTAGTTAATCAACCAAAGAAAAACAACGCCGCAAATCGCCTTATTTGACGCCGTTTTTGTTTTTGGTCGGTTTCAACAACTCCTTTATCCGTTCAAATGCGTTGTAATACTCTAAAACGGTGTATTTCTTTGGCTCCGGTACGTGCAAATGTTGGGATATGGTTAAACACATATTTTCAAACTGTTTATCGTACTGAATTTCCATGTTATCGGAACCACTAAAAACAACCGGGCGATTGTACAACAACAACATCGTCGTTATTTTATCAATTTCCGCCCGTTTGTCCTCTGTATCGCCGTTTATAATGGCATCCAACATTAACATTGTGCGGTTGCGCAATTCGTCGTAATACTCTTTAACCGTCGCATCGTCGAACAACCGGGGGAAATACATTTGCAATTCTTCATCTATTTTTTTTTTGACCGCTTCCATTTGGGCGGTCAACTCTTTAACGGGAACATCGCCGAACATATCGACGACCTTTTGCAACCCATCGTCGGATAAATCGTTGTACGGTTCCCCGTCGATTGATTTAACCAACACGGCAAACGCCAAATGCTTTGGGCTTATTCCGGTTTGAATGAAATACACGTTTTGCCGCATATTATCCAATTCAATTGCCGCCAATTCCGGGGTTTTGCTCCGGGCGTATCTTATTGCCTTTTCTATATGCGTATCGAAATCCTGCAAATCGGAACCAATCCCGGCATCAACTAACAACATTTTGTTGTACTTATGAAATCGCAACATCGGCAATTCGTCGATTGCGTCGTATATCTCAACGGTGCGTTCTCCTATCTTAACGGTTTTCATAGCAAAAAACGGGTTATCATTGTGGAACAAAAGGGAACCAACAACAACGTTGGGTTCCCGGTTATAAACGCCAAAAGGATTGCCAAAGCAACCCCCGCCCAAAAGGACAAACAGAAATCGCAATTAAACATCTTTGCGAAAAACTCGTTGCCGTGGACTTGTACCCATTCGATAACCTGCCATTTGCGTAACAAGGTCAAACCGAATGCAGCAACCAAAGCAACCACGACCGTATAAAATAAAAATGTTTGCATACACTTTGTTTTTAATCAGTTAAACACGTTTCATCAATTCCCAATTCCCCGGCAAACCGGAACCCGGCGAACGGGTGCATTAAAAATTGATTGTCTATTTCGTCCAAAGTGAACCCGGCAAATATGTTTTCCGCCTTTGCGTACACTCTGTTTATTGTCATGGAACCGGAACGCAACCAAATACCGCCATTCAATACCCGCATGATTTGTTGTTTGACCGCCTCCGTATTCCGGTTGTTGGGGTCGTTGGTTATCGTGCGCATATCAAACCAAAAGATAACCGAAAACGGCGTTGTATATTTGTTTTGTTCGCCGGGGAACCAATCAATTTGTTGCGGGTCGTCCAACACGAAAAACGAAAAATTCCCTATATTACTATCCGGGGCAATCAACATATATTCATTGCCGCCGACGTAAATATTGGGCGTGTAATATCGTTTCCCTTGTATGGACTTAACCAACCGTTCAGAACGTCCAAAGGAATAGTTAAGCCACGGCAACCCGTCCGCCAATCCCTTTTGAATATTTGCAATAACCCGGTCGAATAACTCCGGGTTCTTTATAATCGGTACTCTATCCATTTCCGTATATCGTTTTTTTTGCTTTGGTTAGCAAATCCGGGTAAACGTATTGCCAAATCAGTTTAGCAATGTTTTCGTTCGTCAATCCCAATATTTGCCGCCCGTACTTTTTTATCAAATCTTCCGTCTTGAAATCCGACGCCTTAATTTCAAATTGTTTGTCGCCGACTTCCAAATAAAAACTACTCTCAAAATCGCCCTCATCCCGTAACGTTACCCGGTTCGTCGGTTGTCCCTTTTCCTCCTTAATGGCTATTGTTAGCGGGGTATAAGGTCGATAATCCATTATGTCAACGCCCAATCGGTTAATACCTTGTTCAAATAATTGTTCCTCGGCGTTGGCATCAATGATAAACGCCGTTGTCATTCCGTCGTCGATTATTTCCCGTATAATCAACCCGGACGTCAACCCGTCGTTAAACGTATTAACCCGGTTGCGTAAATCAATTATTGATTGTAACCCCGCCATAATGCAATTACGTTGTCCGGTACTTAACGCCCCGGTTGTTGCAACTCAAACAAATACGGTCAATCCCTTGCGTATCTAATCGCAAAGCCTCAAACGCTTTTTTAAGGTCATAACCCAAACCGCCGGGGCGTCCCTCAACGTTCCCGTCCAACTCGTACAAAATATCCATTTTAGAGGCGTTGGATTGGTTCCGGTTTACCCTTACGTTGGGGTTCATTGCCAACGTGCGTAAAGCAATTGCCGCAACTTGGCGTTGTATTACCGTTTGGAATATCGACCGTTGTTCAATGATAAAATCGGTTAGGTCGCAACCTACCGTTATTTCACAATTCAACCCGTAATTCAGTGTATTAGTGTACATCGTGTACGCTATATCCCATAACTCCGGGTATTCGGCGAATGTTTCCGGGGCGTTGTACATAAACGGCGAAATCTGCAAATACTTTGTCAATTGCCGCCATGCCTCAATATTGCCGTACCCGGTACACGTTCCGCACGGTTCTCCGCTCCAATCTTTCGACACGTTAATTGCTTGCATCCCGGCGGGCAAATCGTCTTGATTGTAGCAAAGGAACCACGCACCCCCGGCGTTGTTTGCGTCGCTGATATAGGGCAAAAAACAATCTTCCAATGTGAACCATTGAAAGCCGCCATTTGTCAACGTAAAATTCAAATCAAACGTTTTTACGGGGTCAATCTGTGAACTATGGAAAAGGTACAATTTCACAATCCCGGTTCCGCCCGTCATTTGCAAGCCAACCCGGTGTATTTGGGCGGTAACTCCCATTGCCCGGACGGGGATTATTTCAAAGCCAACCAATTTATGTGCGTTCGGTTGGGTCGCTCTAATACGTCCCGCACCGTCAAAGAACGTGCGCCGTTCCAATAGGTTCTTTGTTTCCTTATCCAACCCCTTTATTTGGGTAAACGTTTGTACCGCCGTGGAAATTCCGTTGCGGGTCAAACGCTCCAAATAGTCGGACAATATATTGTATTTCTCCCAAAAGGTCGAACCCTCGGCGGGAACCTCGGCGACGTTATCAACCAAAGCGACCCAATACAAGGGTTTGCCCGCCGCATCGTTGGCGTATTGTACCACGGTTCCGGCTTTCCATTCCTTTGTATCGTTCCAAACCGGGTATTGAAAACCCCAATTATCCGGGACGATTGCCGCCATATTATCCAACGTTACAAG